TCTCGTGAAGTCCGACACTGAATATACCTCCACCATCCAGAACGTTTTTAAGTGCGAGACGTGTTATATCGTGATGACCGAAAATTCTCTGTATGTCGTATCCACCGAGATTCCGATCAAAAAGATTGTTCCCCCGTCTACAGAGACTGAGTAAAAATATACAATGGACCTCATGTTCCCTCCTCCCCACTACGTTCTTTTCGAGCCTCTGAATGATTCGGAGACTCTGCAAATTTGGGACGCATACAAATCCAAAAACAAGGATTCGTGTGAGTTTGAAGTCGTAGATGCCGCCACCATCCATTCCGTAGAATCGTTCACGCCTTGGTTTGAAGGCTGGATGACTCGTAAATCGTCCGCTCGTATTCGCGTTCTGCTAGTTCTACATTCCGAGTTCCTGACGTTTTCGTGCCAGCAAGTGTTGAGAAGATCTTTGGAGCAACGTTCCTTCAAGTGTCGAGTCTGGTTTCATGTAGAAGACCCAACACAAATCCAACCTGCTATTTTGAGCAGATGTATTGTAAAACGAATTCCAACTCATATTCACACTCCAAGTATAAGAACTATATGAAGATTAACGTATATACAGATGGGGCTTGTTCAAACAATGGAAAGCCAGGAGCCAAGGCATCCTACGCCTTCTTCTTTCCAGATCATCGTTCACTTTCCGACGCGGGACGTGTTCCAGATGACCAGCCGCAGACAAACAACCGGGGTGAACTCTCGGCGATCCTCCATTCCGTGGACAAGACTATCGCCTCGTTCCCTTCCTCTGAGGTGGATCTACATATATTCACGGATTCCGATTACTGCAAAAACTGCCTGACGAAATGGATTTCTGGATGGATAAAGAGGGGGTGGAAGAATACGGAAGGAAAGCCAGTTGTAAATCGAGATCTCATTGAAGAGATATCTGGAAAACTTGTTCTGTTCAACTCCTACTGCATCACGTGGATTCCTGCGCATAGTGGCGGAACTGATGACAACTCCAAGAATAACGAAATCGTGGATCGAATGGCCGTAGAAGTCCTTGAAGGTCCAGTTGAGACAAAAACAGTTGTTATGACGGAAGGCTGTCCGCTCCAGCTCATGGGTCCTCCAGTCGAAGAGAAGGAACTCGTGAAATGGTGTTTGGCGAACTTGAACAAGATTGATTCAGACGCTTTGAAATCCGCTCTTATTTCTGCTTATTCTAAAACGTGTAAGAAAAACGGAACTGAAATCGTGAAACAGAAGCTACACAGAACCTCCCAGTATCGTCTTGTTGCGTCTTCACATATCATCACTGATATAACAAAAGAAGAATGAGCGTCACTGCCTACCACTTTTGGTCGCCTACCTGCGGACCCTGTAAGGTCATCAAGCCTTCTATTGAAACCTTGAAGGAGGATTTTGAGAATGTGACTTGGGTTACCGTAAATACCCACTACGACCCTAACAACTTCGCAAAACAGCTCGGTGTCAAGGTCGTTCCAACAATCGTTGTTGTTCCCCGCGATTCATTAGGAAACGTGATTAACCCAACCAATCTCCCTCGTTATTCAGGAACGGATATTGCTTCATATTATCGTATCTTGAAGGCAGGTATTAGAGCTATTTCTTCGTAGACTCCGTAAGAACGTAATATGGCAAATACGTTTTATCGACCTGCCATACGATAATCCAAGATAACACGCCAAGACCAGTTCCGAGTGCTATGGCCGCCAAGTCGTTCATTATCGTGCTTGAATATATACTTCCCTTTGCGCTGTTTAAAACTTGTAGACCTAAAGCCAAGACCATTGCAAATCCAGACAACCCTTTAAAGTTCATATCCATAGGTTGGGCAATCAGATCTTGTATTAAAAATCCAACCATTGCCGAAGTCGCTATTGTCAGTGTAGTCAGTTGTCCAACACTTCCGTGAACTGCCCGTCGTATCACAAACCCTAACCCCATCGAAAGAACGCCGACGATAGAGACTAGCGAATACTTGAATTTTTGTTTAGACATATCAACTAACGGCCCCACTATCAGAAGTATATAGGGAACGAGAACTCCGAAGAACGTGACTGCCCCACTCAACTTCGACGTTGCATCCGTAGAACTTATAGCCGGCATAAGCGAAGGACCAGCAGGTCGGCTCATAAAGAGAAGACCCAGAGCGATAGATATAGAAATCACAGTGTAGATAGTTGCTGAAATTGTAAGACCGTCCATCTTTAAACTTATCCTATACAAAATACTGGATAGTAAACAAATGCAGAGTAATGCTCCTGCCCATAACGACACTCCGCCACCTCCGATTGTAAGGTCTGCCTCCATCAAACAAGAAGTGACTTTGTACGACATAATAAGTTTCACAATGTTTGTCGTCTTTTCGGCCGTTGCGATTTATTTTGGCATAAAGTACGGAAGCATGTATTCGAAGCCATATTGGATCGTCATACAAAAATTTGGAGAGTACTTGGGTACTTGGGTTCGCCAGCAGCTTACATCGATAAGACAGCAAAGAGTAGCCTATATTGCAGCACAGAGCGCGAGATAACTAGTTTTGCGTTCGTCTATCGCGATAATCCCAATCAGCATCCTCTCGCCATACAGTATTTTCTTCTTGCATTCGCATTTCCTCCTCCATTCGCTGATTATCGCGAATATACTTCTCTTCTACGGTGAGTTCTCGCTTAGCCTTTACATGGTTTACCGTACTCCATCCATCGTTTTCTACCGTGAGCGGCGACTCCTCGTCCTCATCGTTGTAAATGTTCTCTTGATCTTCAGTTCGAGTGTGTTTTACAATGTTCATTCTTTCACGAGAAATGCGTTCTTGTTCCTGCCTGGCAAGTGACTGTCGATGTTCCGCCAACTCCTTCTCCTCCTTCGTTTTGTCGTCCCATTCTGCAGCAAGAACCGCAAATGATTTTGTTGGAATATCTCTACGCCTCAGACCACTATTTGAAAGTAAAGGAAACTCGTCCTCCTTCATAACAAACTCAGACTTTACTGGAGATACATTGTTGCGCTTGGACGGAGGCACATACTTCTTTGACATTTTGGTACTAATATCTCTACTTAAATATTCAGATTCGTTTTTTATAACGTATCAAAAACGAACCTTCACGCTCTAGAAGTTATTGTTGTAAGATGGTTTACGCAGCCGTTATTGCCCTAAACGGGCACATTACGGATGTATTGATTCCTGCGAAGACAACTGATGTTCTCGACTGGATACGGAAGAAGTATAAGTGTCAAACTATACAGTTTCAAGGAAAGCTCCAGGATCCTATGAAAGAAACACGATGGCTCTCCATATTCGCATCGACAGATGGCGATGATGAAAATACACACATGCTTCCTTCTCCGTTTGACGAGGATACTTATACCAGTCAAATCATTGTTCTTGCTACTCACTCTGACAATCAAGATGCCTACGAATCTCCGGTTTCGGCGTACACTGATTTGAGAACAGACGATTACGAAACTCTTTATCAGGAATGGACATTTGCTATAGACGAAGAGGACGAAAATGTGGAGGAAGATTTGGAGGAACTTGATGACGAAGAAGTCGTATCTGAGATTCCAGACGATGAAGAAGATGTTCCAGCTGTAGTTCCAGTAGTTCGATCGGCAAAGACGGCTACTGTAAAGACAAACGATGTGTTTGTAAACTGCGCCATTCGCGAAAAGGTGATTTCGAACTTCACGGAACTGTTTGAGTCTGAAGATATGTCAAAAGAGTTTGAACTCTACATCCTCCAGGCACTCGTTGAGAAAGCCAAGAAAGATGGGATCGATGTAGATTGGTCAAACAGAACGTTCTGGAATATGTATCGTAGTCGTGCGATTTCTCTATATGAGAACCTTATGGGAAGAAACAGCTATGTCCAAAACGACGAGAACCTACTTTCTAAAATAAAGAATGGCGAACTTGGATTGAAAGATGTTGCCGAAATGTCCTATATGGATATGTGTCCTTCACGATGGAAAGAAACGATTGAGAAGATCATAGAACAAGAGAAGAAACTGTACTCGAACCAGCAGAACGCAGGTATTATCATGTGGTGCTCGAGTTGCAAGAAGAAGACGAAGTGTGATTACTATCAGCTTCAGACACGATCAGCGGACGAGCCAATGACGACATTTGTGACTTGTCTTGAGTGTGATCGTCGTTGGAAGTTTTAATAGAAAAACGTCCAGTCGGTGCTGGCGACTGTCCTTCTACGTGTACATAAATAGGATCAAGACCATTCGTAATATCAGGTTTGCTGATATCCGGAGTAGTGGTTCCAAACTGCTTTTTGAACTTAGAAATGATTTGATCGGGGATTTGCGGACTATTTTCATGTAATCTATCAAGTTGATCTCTAACGACTTTCAACATGTCATGTGCGGCCATACGTTCAGCCCTAGGAAGGGAAAGTTCAATCATAATAAACCTATGTATTTTTGAGTATGCTGATGAAGTCATTCTGTGCGACTCTTTACGGGTAGACCACCCGAAATGAGAAGAAATAGTGTTGAGGACACTCACTGTTAAACTGAGAATACCGATTCCAACGCTCGATGCCGCAGGATCATTGAACAAAGCTTGTGATCCAATAGAGGCTGTTCCGGCAACAGTGGACAACACAATCGTTGGAATCATGATATAGTTGTTCAAGGTTGTGTACCTCTTTTGAGATTGAGTGTGTAGCCACGAATAGCATAAAGATCTTTCACCCTCTTCTGCGAGTATTCTCTCAATCTGTGAGTTCCATCGAACTTTCCCTTTTTGATCATCCATCTTTATTTTAGAACAAAATTTTAACGCAGAAGCATAATGGGACTGAAGGATATTTTAGAAAAACATAAAGTCCCACTTCCTCCCGATTTCGACGAACGATTTAAGGTGTTAGAACTTGGGTTGAGAAAAGATCCTTCATTTAAGTCTGCTTTGGAAGAGTTCAAGAACAAGCAGGATGGGGGGGCTAAAATCCCATCAGCGGCTCCAGGAAAGAAGATTGGGATTCCAGACGCGGACAGCGAAGATTGGTTAGGTCCAAAGATGGTAGGGTTTTTGGATCTGATCACGTCTCCTCAGGCACGAGCGATGTTAAAGACACTGTTCTTTTTCTTGTTTTTCTTGAAGTATTTGGAAGCTACTCCAGTTTTTGGACAGATAGTTAGTGCTGGACTCGACGTAATGACTTCTGGAGCCAAGGCACTGATAAAGTTAGTTCAAACGATGCTCCCAGCTATGTTTGGAGTTATACCACTTCCGTTCTCAAGTATTGTTGGAATCATTATGGCTGCTATCTTCGGGGCAATCGTGTGGCCAATGGTTGCGTTGGTTGCATTTACGCGAATGGACTTTGCAGCTGCCATTGAGTCCTATTTACGAATTATTCCTCCTCCATTAGGAAGCGTGATTGCCGATAACTTTATGGAAGCAAACCGTATGATCGCAAGACTCGATGCTAAAAGACAAAAAGTAGCTTACGATATTGTGACTGCTTTGTTATTAATAGAAGATACTTTGAACAATGTATCAAGTACTGTAAGTAATACTGTGGCTTCCGCAAAAACCCGAGTGGACAATACTATTGGCGAGGTTGGAGAAAATATAAGCAGTTTTGCTCAGAAGTTAACAGAAGTAGCAAAAACTCCTCTTCCTCAAATGAATGCTATGAATGTCCCATCCTTGAATCCGTATACTCACATAGAGTCTCCATTCTCAAAAGCGCAAGAACCCACGGCTCCTCCAGCTCCAGCTCCAGTTACGGAACCTACTGCTCCTCCAGCTCCAGCTCCAGCTCCAGCTCCAGTTACAAAACCTACTGCTCCTCCAGCTCCACATACGGAACCCACGGCTCCTACTGCTCCTGCTGCTCCTCCAGCTCCTGCGGCTCCTGCTGCTCCTCCAGCTCCAGCTCCAGCTCCAGCTCCAGCTCCAGCTCC